AAATAGTCCTTACGAAGCATATATTTGCCTTTATGGGATATGAAGGACCTCATGATCGTCAGCAAGAAAAGTTTATAGGATTATTGGATCGTTCGTCAATTACGTACCGAATGTGTTCAGCCGATGATGAGAATGAATTCATAAAGGAGGAAGCGAAGACTATAGCGCCTCAGAACCTACAGCGCAAACGCTGGATAGTGATGGACATTCGATCATTCAAGAAAGCTGTGATGCGTTTGAACACTCAGAATGCTGAAGAGATCAGAGATTACTATTTGAACTTGGAAGAATTTGCGTTTGAGTATGGACAGTATGTTTTGGAACGACGTGAAGCTGAACAGGAATTGAAGATGATGGAAGCTATGGCCAAACTGGCTATCAAGGACAAAAGTGAAGAAGAGTTGAAGCGTCAGGTCGAAGAAGAAAAGAAGCGAGCTGAAGAAGAAAAGAAGCGAGCTGAAGAAGAGAAGAAGCGAGCTGAAGAAGAAAAGAAGCGAGCTGAAGAAGAAAAGAAACGAGCTGAAGAAGAAAAGAAACGAGCTGAAGAAGAGAAGAAACGAGCTGAAGAAGAGAAGAAGCGAGCTGAAGAAGAAAAGAAGCGAGCCGAAAGAGCTGAACATGAAAAAGATCAGGAGAAGATAGCTAGAGAGAAAGCAGAGCGTAAAGCGCTCAATATCAAAAAATTCATGAACAGAGTTTCTTTGAAGGAGTCTAAAGATGAATGGATCTATATAGGAACGACTCGGCTGTACGCTCAAGAGCGGCTGTTCAAGATAGGTAGTACACGGCGTCTAACAAGCCGAATTCCTCAGTACAACACCGGTAGAGCCGCCACTGACCATTTCTATTACGCTTGGGCCATGAAGTGCTATAACGCCAAAGATGTCGATTATCACATTCAGAAGCTATTGGCAGACTTTAAGTTCAAAGACCCGGAATCCCCAGAAGCAGATAAAGCGAAGGACAATCGGGTTGAGATGTATCATGGAATTAAGTTTAGTGATTTGAAGGACATACTGACGTTTATCGTGAACAACTACGATGAGTCTATAGAGTGCGTCAATCGCTTTATAAGGAATCGTCTGGATTCAAGTCTCGAGGAAGAAGATGAGATACCGCCGCCGTTAGACCTAAAGCGGGTGACTTGCACAATAGGAGAGCATGAGGAAGTAGTAGAGGTAGAGGACGAGAAGGAGTTGAAGGTCTTGTTCAAGAACATAATGAGGTGTTTGAAGGATCAACAGGCTAGAGAAGAGTTGTTGGTAGTGGAGCGAAAGATCTTGTTGAACGAGCTAAGTCCGTTCATGAGCACGACAAAGACAAAGACGTTGTTATGGGGAAAGGTTAAGAGTTTGATTTCGTGGAAATCGTCGAACGTGGATCTCGAACTGAGCAACTCGGATGACGAGGCTGCAGGGCCATCGAGGCCAGCGGCGGCGACTAGTCCGTTCAAGTACAGAGTTAAGTATTGATAAGTTAGGTTTTGGCTCTTCGCGTACAAAATTTTATGACTATTTATTGTCATAAAATGACAATTTTGGATTGATTTAAGGAGACATTTAATTTATTGAAAATGAAAACAATTAAGCTATTAGAGCTCAACATGGACATTATCCGTCCAAACTCCCATAGTATGAAGACGGATATAGGAGGGTCCAAAATCAGTATCATAGGCAAACCCGGATCTGGAAAATCGGTGCTTATCAAATATCTCCTTTACTCAAAAAAACACCTTATTCCGGCTGGTATCGTTATATCAGGTTCTGAGGATAGTAATAAGTTCTACTCTAAGCTTTTTCCTGACCTTTTCATATATGATCGGTATCGAAAAGAAGTAGTCGATAACTTTATCAAACGACAGAAAGTCAGTAAAGAACATCTCCCTAACCCATGGTCGGTTCTTGTGATGGATGATTGTATGGACGACGTGAAGATTTTTAACGACCCATTGATGATTGGTTTGTTTAAGAATTCTCGACATTACAATATGCTGTCAATATTTGCAAATCAGTATGTGTTTGATTTTAAGCCGGTTATTAGAACAAATTTGGACGGGGTATTTATATTTCGCGATCCGAATCAGGCGAATAGAGAAAAAATATATAAAAATTTTGCAAGTATTATACCTAGCTATAAAATATTTTGTCAACTAATGGACGAACTCACAACCGACTTTACATGCATATATATAAATAACCAAATACAAAGCAATGAATGGACAAATTGTGTTTTTTGGGTAAAGGCCGAACAAGTACCCGATTTCAAATTTGGATCCGACGATTACTGGCAATTCGCTCTCACACGAGAAACAAAAGAACATTGAACATTTATAATTGTAATTGCTGAATTGTCAAAAGTATCAAAAACACACTAATGAAAGTAAAAAGAGTTAATATCATTGTTTCGAGTAATATTTGGGTTTTTACACCACTCATTGACAGAATTGCAACCATCGCAGCAACTAAAGTGGCTATGATAAGAGGCCACCACTTTCCAAAAAATGTTATATGGCCTCTGCCTGGGATACGCATTTGGCGTATTCCTCTGCCTCTTCTGCCTCTTCTGCCTCTATTATCAATGTCTATATCAGTAATACTACGTATGTCGTCAATATCTCTGTCACTTCTATAATCGTCGTCAATATCTCTGTCACTTCTATAATCGTCATCAATATATCTGTCACTTCTATAATCGTCATCAATATATCTGTCACTTCTATAATCGTCATCAATATCTCTGTCACTTCTATAATCGTCATCAATAGCTCTGTCACTTCTATAATCGTCATCAATATCTCTGTCACTTCTATAATCGTCATCAATATCTCTGTCAATACTGCCTCTGTCATCGATATCACTGTTTTCGTCGTTTAAAAAGAAAAAGGGTCGTCGAGGACTTGGAGGGCGAAATTCGACAGGAAATGGATTACTTCTTCGTCTGACGTTTCGAATTGGTTGAATTGGTTGATTTGGTTGAATGGGTTGAATGGGTTGAATGGGTTGAATTGGTTGATTTGGTTGATTTGGTTGAATGGGTTGAATGGGTTGAATTGGGTTTGGAGGATATTGCCGTTCGTATTGTAATTTCATTCCGATTCCCATACCCTTTCGCATGCAAGAAGCGGGTGTGCCGAATGTTTTACCAGGAGGTGGAGATGATGTTCCACAATATGTGTTGTTGGGTATGATGGGTTGGTATCGGGGATTAAAGTTTTGTAGATTTGCGTGTAATCCTGCTCCGATACCTTTTTTTAGACATTCATATGGAGTGCCTACGCGTCTTTTACCGATCTCATATAAATTGTTACCACAATAAATTTTTGTACTCATGTTTTTGTACAAGAAACAAAAATCTTCCTCTACAATATGAAATCGATATATGAAATATATTTTTTCATAAAATGGAGCATAAAAGTTGTGACAACTGTGATAAGTGTGATAAGTGCGATAAATATTTTTTTGTGAGCGGAGAAGCAGATCATTACGATCTTCAAGATTTGTTTGGAGGTGTATACTTAGAGACTAAAAAGATGTGGCGTTTTCCAAAACATCAAGAATCGGAAATTAATAAATTTCTTGCTGATACAGATTCGATCGAATCTTCGATCGAAGATTCCGACGAAGAAAAGAAACATAAACGGGATCGTCTTCATCGCTCGAATTCATTCAACGCATCAGACAGTTCAAACGAAGACGTTGAAAGTATAGATGGAAGTTATAGAAGATCTCGTAACAAATAACCGACTTTTCGCAATTCATTTGGTGCACATTCGACATCACATTCGTGATCTCACTGCTCAATTCCAGCAGTCTGGTGTGTTATTTTGCAAAAACGGCTGAAAAGGTATACGCCGCGCTGGGAGCGTAGCTCAGTACGCGCGGTATTGCGCGCGGTATCCCAGCCCGACACCCCATGATTTAAATTTCCATGACCTTGGAGGGTCATGGAAACCCCAAACGTTAATGGAAAACCCACGAATACGCCAAAGGCGTAGAATAGATCCCACTATTCTTCAAAACACTCTAACGCAAGCATAATTGCTTTATGAGCGAGACATATTTTCATGCTCTGCTCAATGGCAGGGTTGTCTTGTTTTGATCCTGTCGATACTATTTTGAGTTGCTGGCATTTTGTGAGCAGTTTCAGAAGCGAATCCCAGTACTCACGATTTCCTTCTTGTATGAGTTTGTTAATGTTTTTGTATACTCTTTCTAATTCGGGAATTATATTTTTGAACAGCAGGGTTTCAAGGTCGAGTACGACAAGAAGCTTAGTCTCTTTAGTCCCTTTCGCAAAGTACACGTCTATATCGTCTTCGGTATTTAGAATGCATAGATGCTCTTCGGATAGTATGGCGGCGCTGTATGAAATTGAGATCAATGACGATTTAAGTTTACTCAGAAATGTTATCAATTTCTGAGGAGAGCAGTCTGCTTTGATTTCTTTAACTATTGTTTTGTCAATATCGGCCGCGATGATAGCTCCAAATCCCATTTCGTGTTTTTCCTCCCATTTTTCAAGCAGCAAGAATTTCTTATTGTCCATCTTTATGTCGTACTTTGCTGGCAATGTTAGCAGACATGGTGTGTTGTTTTCGGTGATGAAGTAAATATATGTCAGCCTCGACTTCCCATCGTCGTCCATCACGCCGTATAGCTCTTTTATTGAGCATTTTAGGGTCTTACGGCTTGTAAGAAGATCGTATAGTTTTGAGTAGAGCAGCATTTAGTACGACGGTTCGCAGTCTTTAACTATTTTGCGAAACGCGCAGAAAAAATAATTTGGTTCTAAAATGAATAATCAAGTAGCTTTACTATCAATTATAGCAGCAGTTCTCGCAACCGTTATCGGCTATGCTATTAACAAACCAACTAAAGAACACTTCTGGATGACTCCATCTCGTACATGGAAGGTCGACAAGATGTTCGGAAACGACGGTTGTGGGACACACGACTTCTTCGCAACACCCAATTTCCAATCCATACTCAGTCCTCGCTTCTCGAACGTTGATTACGGTCCAGATCTTAGAACACAATTCCCTAACTATAACAGGATCGGCGTTCCTCACGATCCTCTTGCTGAAGGAATTGTCCCGCCAGATCCGTTAAACAGCGTAACCCCCTATAAATCCTGGAATCCGCAGATGTTAGGCGCTAGTGCAGTTGAAAAGTTTGCAGACGCGACTGGATGGCAGACCGATAAGTACATAGGCCCCGATAAAATTCCTCTAGATCCTCATAACCCATACTCAGGTGCTTACGCAAACGGAAACTACAATCAAGTACTGGCAGAAGTTGTACAGGCCGGAGCATCCAACGGATGGCCAACGTCAACGGTGCAGGAGCTCAACACCGCTACATTCATGAATGCCAATGGTGAGATGAAACAGCCCATCATTTATGATCGGTACATATACTCGAATCGCAACTCCAGACTACGGGGACAAGGGGACCCAATCCGCGGCGATCTACCTATAGTGCCAATAAGTGGCAGTTGGTTCATACCGAGTGGCGCGTTTGAAGGTCCGAACGTGGTACTCCAACAAGGAGCTATGAATGTGATGGGTGGTGTCAACAACGAGACTAGTAATCAGCTCGCAAATCTAATATACAACTCATCGGGTGGAGCAGAAACGACAATTGGAGGGGTTGATATGGCGAAAACAAATATGTCTCACTCTGTATATGGAGCTGCTTCAGCTGCACAAGGTGATATCAGAATGACAGCATTTCCATAGTTGTGTAAACATACTCATAAAAAAAATAAATGACTTAAAAAGATATTATTAATTAAAAAATGGTATTAGAAATCAACGTACAGTTTCATTTGATGAATAAATTCGTGGTTGCTTTTTTAAATGAACACAACGCTCCATCAGAACTGATCGATGCTTGGAAAGTAAAGGCTAACTTAAACAAGCTAAAGAACGCAGTGCGAAAGTCTGATCTGCCAGCTACCCCTCCCAGACCTAAAAGTGCATATATCTTCTGGTGCGACATCGCACGGCAGCGCATTAAGCTCGAAAACCCGTCACTCAATATACAGGAAATAACATGTAGACTCGGCAAAGAATGGCAAGAGTTCAAAATGAAGGGTGACAAAGAGCTCAAGGACAAGATTCAGGCGGAGTTCGAGAAGGATAGGAAGAGATATAATGATGCTAAAAAGCTATTGGATCAAAGTATACCGGATAAGAAAAATAAGTTTAAATCTACGTATCTGTACTTCTGCTCTCAAGAGAGACTGAAGGATCCAAAGATAACGATGAAGGAACTAGGCGTTCGTTGGAACGACGTGAAGAGTAACAAGGGCGCTCTGGATGCCTTTGAGTCAGCTTTTAATCTTAAGAAGAATGAAGAATGAATTATGGAGAATGAAATTGAAAACAAATGCCTATAATTTGTTGTATCGACGGAAATATATCGGCTGGCAAAACGACAGTACTAAATGAACTTAAATCGTTAGGATATCAAATTTACCAGGAAGATTTAATAGATTGGGGTATACTTCTTAATCGCTTTTATAATGACAAAGCGAGATGGATGTGTACCCTGCAATTATCAATATTACACTCAATGCACCAACAATATCTCAATATAATCAAATCAGAAAATACGCCAAAGGCGTATCCCAACAATATTGTATTCGTTGAACGATGCCCAAAATCATCACTCGTGTTTGTTGAAAATGGATTCAGAGAAGGTTTCATAGATTTCGAAGAAAAACGTCTGATCATGAATATGTACAGTGTTTTGAAATGGGAACCTGATCTACATTTTTATATAAATACAAATCCGCAAACATGCTTTGAAAGAATGAAGATGAGGAATCGAAAATGTGAACAAAATATCACAAACGAATATCTAGAAATGCTTCAAAATGAATATTATAAACACATAACCACCAACACAGTCATACTTAATAATAATCCTTTACAGATGATTATAGATCATATATCAGTATTAAAGTAACCAAACCAACCAGTATTTATTTATAAGTCATGCGAAATTTTTTATCCAATTGGATTAAAAATGAATTATAAAATTTTAGTGACAGGTGGGAATGGTTTAGTTGGCAGTGCGTTAAAATATATTTTGAATAATGACGAAAAGGTAAATTGGGTCTTCGTAGACTCCAGAAAAACAAATTTACTGAATTTGTCGGAGGTTGAACAGATATTTGCTGATACTAATCCAACTCATGTTATTCATTTAGCAGCAATTCTTGGTGGTCTTTTATTTAATATTGAAAACAACCTCGAACTATTCAGACTTAATCATCAAATGAATGACAATGTTTTGAAAGTAGCGGCGGAAACAAAAAGCGTTGTAAAAGTTATAAGCTGTTTGTCTACATGCATTTTCCCTGCGTATAACATCAAATACCCCATCGATGAACAATCGCTTCACATAGGACCTCCTCATGAATCAAACTTTGGTTATTCATATTCGAAAAGAATGATAGACGTATTAAACAAATGCTATATGAAAAAATACCCCGGAAAAATATTTACATCGGTTATACCATGTAACATATTTGGCCCAAATGATAATTTCAATGTCGATCAAGGGCATTTCATACCAAGCATTATACATAGAGTCTATTTAGCCAAAAAGAACAACACCAACGAAATTAATATTCTCGGTTCAGGAACACCATTAAGGCAATTTATTTTCTCACACGATTTCGCTAATATAATCAAATGGGTTGTTCAAACATACGAGGAGCACGAACCCATAATCGTCTCAACAAACAGAGAATACTCTATCATCGAAGCAACCAAAATTATTCTCAAAACCATGAATTTCAACCCACTAATCAACTTTTCGCGTAACACGCCCGAATTAGATGGACAGCACGTCAAAACAGCCGATAACTCAAAACTGATGAAATACTTGCCAAACTTTGAATTCACCCCATTTGAAGACGCGATCGATATCACCTATAAATGGTTTGAAAAGAATTACAGCAGTTCTCGATTAAAATTATCGACTCATATCGCTGAAGGCACAAAACCGACGCTTCTAATAAAAATGCTATGCAATTGGTGTTCAAGTACAACATTTATAGATCTGTGGGACAAACTAGGACATGGCAATCACTCGTATACAAAAAATAATATCACACTCAAAATGGTAGATGATGCATACAAAGACGACGACGTCGACTATATAGTGGTTGTTAATAACACTTACCATAAACCGTCTGTTCGAAATCTGAGAAAAACAATTTTCATGAAAATGGAACCCGTATTCCTCGACTCTTTTTGGGAATACGTTCATAATAACCCAGAACTGTTAAAAGCTAGATTTACACATTTACCTGGATCTTATAATAATTATGAATGGCATATTTCAAAAACACTATCTGAGTTAATACAGGAAAAACCAGTTGTTAAACATTATGATAAAGAAATATCGGCTATTTTAAGTAATAAATACTCAGACTCTGGGCAAATCACGCGAATCAACTTTGCATTGAAAGCACAACATCAACTACCTTGGCATTCATACGGTGCGTATAAATCAGAGTGGATAAATTATAAGGGTTCGTTACCTCCTTATAAAAAAGATTATGGACTGTATCCATATAAATACACGTACAACGTCGAAAACTACAAGCTCCCGGGATATCACACAGAAAAAATAATAGATGCTATTCTAACAGAGACTCTATGTTTTTACTCAGGGCATGAAGATATTCAAAAACACATAGACCCAAGAGCATATGTACTTCTAGACTTTAACAATATAGAAGATTCAATCGCAATCATAAAAGAAGCGATTGAATCAGATTTATGGTCAAAACGAATAAAATATATCAGACAGGCCAAAAAAAAGATTCTAGAAGAAACAAGCTTCTTCCCACGTCTTTATAAAACAATTGTCGCGTAAAATATATAATCTTTCGAATTATAAAATGTCGAATAAAAAAATATGTGACGAATGGCTCAAACAATCAAATGTTAATCCGCGAACAAACCGAAAAATAACCAAAACCGGCAACGTTTACAAAGCTCTTCAAAAAGAATGCGACTCTCAACCCATCCCATCGCGACGCCGATCGCAAACGCAGACGCAGACGCAGACGTGTATTGACTGGATAAATAATAAACATATTAATCCAAGAACGAAACGTAAAATAAAGGTTGGCGGCGCTGTTTTCAAAATGCTTGAAGACGAATGCGATTCTATACGTAATCTTCAACCCATCCCATCGCGACGCCGATCTCAAACACAGACGCAGACGCAGACGCAGACGCAGACGCAGACGCAGACGTGTATTGACTGGATAAATAATAAACATATTAATCCAAGAACGAAACGTAGAATAAAGGTTGGCGGCGCTGTTTTCAAAATGCTTGAAGACGAATGTTCACGTGAGGTACTTGATCTTGAACACGAACTAAAGATCGAAAACACAGCAACGACGTGGTTTGATAGGCGCAACATTCACAAACGAGCTATTCACGAGTTTCTAAGCAAAAATCTGAACATCAACCAGTGGGACATGTGCATGACAGGTAAAAAAGCTGATGATTTCAAATCTCATTTTAAATCAATAGAAGAAATAGGCAAAGGAACATTCGGGCAAGTGTACAGAGTTGAAATTCAGACTGGATACAAACCAATATTCATGGTTGTAAAAGAAGCATATCTGTCTAATATCGAAAAAAGAATGATTTTGAATAATAAAAAAATAACAGGCTTTACTACTCAAAAATGGGATAAAATTCCTGAAGCAGCATATCCATTTGAGTTCAAGTATTTGAAATTATTGAATCAGGTGCTAAATACACGCGAATGCCCCAACTTCCTATATACTTATAACATTGCCATGTGCAAAGGATGTTCAGTTAACACACTCTTCAGACAATACAAACCTAGAACTGGATACTGTTATCTTACTTTCATGGAAAGTGCATATTCAGATTTGAGCAGGGCTATCTTGAATAAAAGACAACAAATAAGCATATTGTATCAATTATTGATTGCTGTTCATACAATTCATCAAAAATTTGCATTGCATCATCGTGATATTAAAAAACACAATATAATGATTCAATACATCGATAAAGGTGGATATTTTGAGTATATCATTAACAATAAATCGTATTTTGTCGAAAACGCCGGGGTAGTCGCTTTCCTAGCAGATTTTGGAGGCTCTAGTTCATATTTTAGACGACTACAATACGATTTCGAGCAACACACTTACGGTACACGACTAGCACGTCTCAAACGATCTAGAATTAAGGTCGAAAATAGCTTTTTAACGTGGGAACCTCTTCGTTTACCGGGGTTTATCACTATCACATGGACTGATCAAGGCGGGAAAAAGGTGAAAGGAACTATCAACAAGATAACGAATAAAAACGTGTCGACGGTTGAAAAATTGATAAATATAGAAGATGTGAGGAGATATCCATGTTTTGAGTTTTATAACGATATTCAAGATGTTATTCGTGTCTTTACAGGTGGAAAACAAGCCACCCAACCGGGTATGCACTCTAGGTTGGTAAACCTAGATTATATGTTAGAAAGGAAATTGCATAACGTCGGGTATATGGACAAGAATAGTTTGTCAATGTTTCGTATCCATGGGACAGTTAAGTATGTTCTTGCGGATGAGATGCTGGATCAGTTGTATGACGCTGATGATATAAAAGATGATATAAAAATAATTGATACATTCAGAATTAATAAAAATTATCTTGGCTTCTAAAAAATGCCACGAAGAAGCCGCTCCCGTTCAATACGACGACGCTCAAGAAGTCGATCAAGAAATCGATCAAGAAATCGATCAAGAAGTCGATCAAGAAGTCGCCTTCCATGCACAAGCTATCAATATCGCAATCAATCAACCGGACATTGCAGAAATTATTCACCTCTACCTCTTCCATCGAGACCCAGACGCTCACGCTCACGTTCACGCTCACGTTCACGCTCTTCTTACAGACGCAGAAGACGACAATAAAATCACATATAATAATTTATAATCTATGGGTTATAAATCACAATCACTCGATTCATTCACTAAATTCATCATCGGCAAAATTATCATAATCATCAGGAGGTGGTAAATTCAAAAAACAATAGGGATTGTATACGCCTTTAGCGTATCCCATACTAATATTGCATAACCATTTATCAAATTTATAAAAATGTATAATAATTTGTAACGTAGCAGTTGTTAAATTATTTTCAACAAATCTTTCAAATTCACCAATACCCTTTTCATTCAATAAACTCCATAAATAACTATCTTCATATCGACTAAATACTTGTAAATCGTTTATTTGAAATAAACCGTCTAATGTCTTGACCTCATATTCCATTTTTACGGTGAAATTATATATTTTACGACCTTAAACGGGTCTTAAAATTTATGAATATAAAAATACTTTTCCATATCTTTGTATATACGGGTCGTGTTTTTTATTTTCGTGCGTGCATTCTGGATAGCACGGGTAATTGGTTTTCAAACCAGATCTGAAACAATGCTGCGGGTATGGCATATCTGATAAATAATATTTGACTCGTTCTTTTTCGATTATCGGTCTAAAACCTGCTTCTCTTTCAGCAATAATAGGAATTTCTGATATGTATTCTCCACGAAACCAATCATTATATGGGAATACTGATCGTCCCTCTTGTGTTAACACGTTCGTTTGATTGTATCTAAAGGGCTGATTCGATAATTTTAAAATTATACTATCTTGTATCATTTTGAGTAATGAATAATAATTTTATTCAATAACCGAATTTTGACAATTATCATTTATTAATTCAATAGCTAAATTTATATCTTTCATTTGTATTGTACTTCTTTTTGCATGAATCGCTATTTTATTTGCCGCAAAACACAGTTTATATAACATATATTCAAGCGCAAAATGTAATGTTCTTAAAGCGTCAGAAGACCATCGAAACGGTGACGCTGTGACATCGAAACTGGGATTATTGTCTGAATAAATAGAATCACATTCTTGTCTGATTAATGCTTCTATAGGAGCTTTTGCCAACGTGAAACAGTTTGACTGTCGTTGGTATTCTCTAATTCGACTGATAATCTTTTTTTTATTGGATATCTTACATTGTTTGATTTTTCCCGGTCCTCCTGTTGGATATAACGAAATATACCCCTTCTCAAGAGCATGTATAATATCTTCTTCAGAAATTGTTACCCTTTTTGCATATTCTGCGTATATAATAGCATAATTGATGACAGAATATAAATACTTCTCTCCAAGTTTTCTTAACTGCAATAATACCGTACGACCGGTCCTATAGACACCTGCACGATATGAAATTCTTTTTAAAGCTGAATCATTCATTTTAATTATTAATTTATTTTATTTTATTCTCGAATCATGCGTTTTCTCATTTTAAGGATTGTGTCTCGAGAAGCAATCGCATTTTGATACAAAAAGGCATTCATTTGAATAAAAGTTCCAAATTTTCCTGTGTTAGAAGCTTGGCCAAACAAAAATGCATCAACACACAAAGACCATACTTGAGCCCAGTCTGTTGTGGATTTTTCGATATCGCGTGAATAATTTATTATATAATTTTTGACAATCTCATTATCTAACCATATAGCGTCTGGTGTAGGATACTGAATTGTTTCTTTTCGTGTCATAATGGGAGGTTGATATATAAACATTTCTTTTACAAGTCGCCATTTATATTTAATTTCAGGATCTTCGTTTTTCTCAATTTCATCACTTACCCATTTTAGACGCCTTGACAATAAATTCCTAATGACATTCTGAAAAAATTGATTACTGTCTGTAGGTGGAGTCGATTTATTTATATAATATATAAATTCCATTATGGTCTTTTTATCACTACCATACTTCATTTTGTATTTGGTCATGATTGGATTTCCTTTTTCGGTTTTATAAATGAAAGAGTGTTGATTGTTGTTTAAATTTATAAGTTTAGGCAAAAAAGGTCTGTAACTATTATTGTTATACAAAAAATCTATGAAATCGATGGGTCTATAAGATTTAACTTTATAGCCCATTTGAGGTGCCGTAATATTAAACAGAGCTCCATATTTAGACCATCTTTTAATATCTTGTGGATGTGGCAGATCACACAAGGCGGCGAATTCTGTGAGCCCCGTTAGCAGATTTTTATCATGCGAGCTGATCTGTTTTGTGTCCTGTACCACTTTGAGTATGCTATAAATAAATGTGAGAGTGTCCAATAGTTGGTTGTTTCTGAATATATTATCGAATCCATGATCGATCATTCCATGATCGTCCTCAAAAACAACGGCTCTCGATTTCCCATAGTCGATAACGATGGGGATTATGGACGTCTCGACTCTCAATATAACAGGCTGTTTTACGAATGACCCTGCGTTAATAAAGTAATCGAATGTTAGCGGTTCTAGGTTAATTTGTTGTACTATGATATTCCATGCATATAGATCATTATGTATAAAACCGATGTTGTTCTGCGCGACAGATAGTGCAAGATTTATTTGAACGATTATTGAAAGAAGTTTTGAAACATTAAATGATGTAGATTGAATCCAATTCATTAATGATATACTAGGAATATATTCCATGAACACATCATTTGAATCCTTGAGCGGCCCAAATACGTAAGCAAAATTTGGAATTTTACCAATCAGTTTATTTATACTCTTCAATCCTATATAGTTTTCATGGATATTCTCTAGTTTTTTTAATTTAGTCTTTGCATGTTTACGTACGACCAAAAAGTTATTAACCTTGTATATATCATTTTTACTATTGACACTCGTAAACAATGACTGCACGAGTACCAAGTCACTCAATATCTTTGATCTCATTACACTCAGCATACCATCCAATTTTCCAATACATCTCGGATAACTAGGCCCTGCTGGTAAATCATAAATAAACTTTTCATTTGTCCACATAAGCTCTTTATCTAACTGCATTTGCTCTTCATTAACCATCCATTCCTTTACATCTGGAAGATATCCATAAACGCCTGTCCAGTCGCTGATTTGCCACAGCTGCTTCTGCAAGAAATCGAGAATTCCCTTTGTACCTAAGTATGTATCGTAAAAGGTTTTCGCGTTACGAGCGATCTCCTTGCATTTGTCGTCATTTCTCATACACCATTTCACCTTATCGACTAAATCACTCAGATCTTCTTTAACAGGTATGTAATGCGTGTTAGCTATTAAACCACCATCGCCATAGTACCAAACTGTCCATTTTGATTTAGCAAGCAATATCAAAGATCCTGAAGATAGTTCATATGATAATCTATATGCAGCAACATGTCCTTCTAGAGTCAAAATATATTTATATTGTGACTGTTCTTGTAATGATAACCAATTAGATTTGGGATATGAATCTCTTTCTATGGTTTGAAGATAAATATGGTTTTCGTTTTTACGTGGACGAAGATTCCAAGATGTAATACCTACGTCAAGTAAATCCGGGTGTGAATGTCCAATTCTGAGCGCGTTTAATCGTTGATTTGTGTTGCTCGTTACACCACTACCTGTTGTAGCACCTCTAAAAACGGCTTTGTTTATCTTGCTTTCCCATGCTATCGGTTGGATATCTGGGTATTGTCGACAGGCGTTAGGAAACACGTCACCGCTTTCTTGATAAACGGCCCTGGCCCAATCTTCAAACGTTGGAAAGACAACATCCGCGTAGCCATCTGCAGTCGAACCAGACAGTATCGGGCTATATTTATCATAATTGTGCGAAAGTAATTTCTGAGAAGATCCAAACATATGATTGTAAGGCTCGGTCCCATCCACCTTGATTTGAGGGAAGTCTCGTCTATTGATAAAAAATTCAATATCAGGTAAATTTCTCTGTTCACATAAAGTTACAAACATGCTATGCAAAATTACAACATTATTATCACCTTCAAACCGCGTCTCCTCATATCTCACGAGTGAATTGTTAGCAATCCATTCATCAACAGGAAGGTGCTTTTGGTGTCGATATCCCGATTTGTCCGAAACATAATCTAAAAATGCCTGTATAGTTGGCCATTTTGAGCTAACCATGATACGATCTGCGAATTCGTTTTTGAATTGAATATTGGAAAATGGGAGAAATGTTTCTATCGTGTTATTTGCGATTCTCACGAAAATACCCTTTTTGAATTTATAAAAAATATAATTGAAAGTGTTCGAGACAGCGCGAGAATCCAGCTCTTTATACTTTCCCCATTTTGTAAAATGTGGATGTATACGGCTCTCTAAAGACGGCATCGGTTTTTCAACAAGATCTCGTCTTATTCTGGATGAATTGAATTGTTCTACGTCTCCTGCTGTAAACATGCTTTGTTTGAATTGTTGATATCTATCATTTGTTTGCTGTTTAGACGGCTTACATATATGTGGTTTTACAGCACCTATATATTTTTTATCCATTTTTTATATAAAATTAAATTTGTTAAATCAAAAAATCAACTTTTTGAATTGCAGAGATCAATAATTGACACCTCAGCTTCTCGCTGCCATGTGATTTGATTTTATGACCCTACGGGTCGTAAAATGAAGGCTCGACGCATTTTTTTTCAACATCTGAACATCAAACATAATTAAATAATCTCTTCAAAGCGCCTTCATTAATCTCAAAGACCCTAATGGTTTTGTTTATTACGCGTCATATTAATGCTTAACTCTGTTAATACTTAACTCTGTACTTGAACGGACTAGTCGCCGCCGCTGGCCTCGATGGCCCTGCAGCCTCGTCATCCGAGTTGCTCAGTTCGAGATCCACGTTCG